CCCCATTCGTCTTGAATACTTGCGGTTGATCCATAGTTTGTTGTGTTGATAAAATTCGAAACATTCTCTAGATCAGGTAAATTACTTACGTCCAAAAATCCGAAAAAGGCCGGCCGAATTGGGGCTGTTCCTATGCCTGTAGACGCATTGATAGCAGACGAAATCATCTGAGCATCGTTGTTTAATAGTGTTGTTACGGCACTGTCAATGTCCGCCTTACTCAACTCTGTTGGCGTTCCGCCATTAGTCCCGTTTGAGCATTCCAGAACATTTGAAGTGGAAGCTAAAACATCTCTTGTCAGTTCGTCAATCGTCTGAGCCATATTTTGTGATAAAAGTCTAGCAGATTCGTTTAATACACGATCTTCAACGGTTAGCTCTACTTGGTTTGTTATCGTTACGAAATTTCCGTAAAAACTTACCTGTGCTTTTATATCAGTAATTGATAGTGGTGCTCCCGGAGGAGTAATTCCATCCTGTAAAGCAACAGGAACCGTAGAAAGCCTGGAATAACGTCTGAAGACGATTCGGTCACCAGATTTCTGTGGAAGCACTCTTTTTTGTGCAAATCTTGTATAGATAAGCGTCGGATATGCTGTCATAAGTAGTAAGCGATCATAATAATCTCTTACCGCTGGTGGCAGTACCGCTGTTGTTGTGATTGTCATTTTGATATGTCCTTGTTAGGCATATCCTAGATTTTTGTTAACTTGACTCATGAAATCGTTATCTGACATTCCTTTCCAATTCTTTACAGAAGAAACAGGTGAAGATTGTCCCATGCTTGAGAGTGATCCAGTTTTGCTGGAATTTTTAACTATGCGTTCAGCGTCGGCATTCTTTTTAACCGCTTTCTGTTCTGATTTATAAGTATCGGAATTTTTTGCTAGATAGTAGGCGAGTTCGTAGTCTTGAGTTTTTTCGAGAGTATCTCGTAACCTAGGATTTGATTTAATTACTTCTGGTAAATATTTCGTTACAGTTTCTCGATAGTCAGGATACTTTTGAGTCATCTGCACTTCAGTCAAAGCGATCTGCATTTGATTACGTTCTTTAGCGATAAATTTTTTATATTCACCAACTGTCATCACGTCATCATCAGAAAGCCCATCATACTCATCTTTTTTAGTTGATTGAGTCTGAGCCTGCATTTGCATTAAACGCATGTTATCCTTAAGAACCTGTAGTTCTTCTTGCATCTGTTGACGCTGTGATCGTTCTGATTGCAAAGCTGAAAGCGGTACATGTTGCTCAGAAGCTTGCTCAGTTTGATTATCTACATTGTTTTCAGACGACGGAACGGCGACTTCCGCATCATATACGCCCGAGTCTTGGGTATTTTCTTCCATGATATTTTTCCTTTGACGCCCGTAAAGTCGGCGGCACTATTGTGTTGCGTAAGCCCAGGGGATTGAAGTCGTTTCAGTGACTACTTCGTTTCCTGGTTTTGCTCCATAAAGAGAGAGTTTATCGAAATCAAAAGGCACTTGAGGCATATTTACTTCCCAAGAAATAGATCCCTTGGAATTGTCTACTTGTCCTAAGATCGCTCCCACCATAGACGGTGGCCTTTCTCCTAATGCTTTTATGAATTTTTTCAATACGAGTTTACCATCGAGAGTTTGCTTGGAATGTTTGGCATAAATCATGATCCAATACGGATCTGTTCTATGCTTATTGGCTTCGACTATCTGAGACAGAAGCTTATTGTCATCCTCAATGATTGCATCTCGGGTTTCCCCTGTTTCTTGAACCATAACCACCCCTTAATACTGGTAGTTAAATGCTTCTGATGGATAACCTTGATTTCCTTCTTTATAAGGTTTAACCTGACCCCATCCTTGACCTTCCGGTACTGACCATGATTTAACACTATAAGCGTGAGTATTATCTTTAAGACTACTCATGCTTTTTGGTGCATACATGTCATTACTAGAACCTGCATTAGATCCTTTTTTTTTCATGTTAATTCTCCATTGGATTTATTGGTTGCCCCATTTGAGGCGATTCGGGCTGAGACTGACTTTCGTTAGCATTAGCCGAAATTGTGACGTCGTTAGCTTTGATTTCTTCTTCTTTTACTCGACTCATTTCTTCAAATGACTGAATAATTGCGAAATACTTCATCAAGTTATCTTGATCCATTGACTCAAGTTCTTTGATAGCCTTAATCTTAGCCAAAGCAGCATCGGATCTGTCCGCAACAGCTTTAGCAGCCCTTTCATCTTCTAATCCCATATTCGCGACTGAACGAGTAAACCTTTCTTTTGAAAGTGCAATATCTGAGATAGATTTCGCCTTATTGGATTCTTCTTGAGAAATAAGAATTCTCTCTTGAATCTTAGCTTGTTCTTGTTGTGCTTGAGCCTGTTGTTGCTCCATCTCTGCAATTTGTTGCAGGAATTCAGTTTTACCCTGGATAGGAGCAGCCTTAGCAAGCATTTCGCCTGTAACAGGAACTCCAAGACCTTTAAGATCGACAAGCTGTCTAAAGTACATTTGTTTTTGAGAATCTGTTAGCATCCCTTCTTGGATTTCAACATCATATTTTATAGATTCAGGATCATAATAATTATCATCGGGTTTCTCTCCAGTAATCCTAAATATCTTCTCAGGTGTCCATGTCTGCATCATCTTTAACATTTTCTTAGAGAGTTGTTTTTGGCTATATCTGAGATTATCGAATACGTCTTGTAGGTTTGTGAGAGCCGCCCCTTGTCTTAGCATCATCATTACACCAGAATCGTTGGCGTTGTCTGCGATACCGAAAGCTGCATCGTTAATTCCTGCTATCTCTACGATATTCTTATCAAAAACCTCTTGAAGCTGGAACATGCTAGGTGGGATTTGCCCAGGCTGAATTTTTTCAATCGATCCTGGTTTAGCATCTGATTTACGCCAAATTACTTTACCTTGGGACGCTTGGAATAATGATCTAGGATTAATTACTGCATCTTCATCTGCTATCCACCCGGAATTTACTTGAGAATCAAGCAAATCGGTCATCTGAGATATTCTGCGGTTAATTTCTGTTTGAGGATCTCTTTGACATCTGATTAAAGACTGAACCTTTAAGCTCCATAGATCCGACTCACTTTCAAATATAGAAACAAAAGGGACGAAAGGGTACTCATCAAGGCCATATGGATTTTTTTCAATTTTCATGACCTCGTTATTAACAACAACAGTCAATTCAATAATGCGTTTTTGTTTTTTAACCACTTTTAATTGAGGATAAAGTCTTAGGTATTCATTTAATGCATCTTTACCAAAATCAAATTCAGTAAATTCGCCTGTTTCCATATCTACAATCATTGGGACAGTTTCCCAGCGTTGTAAATACATTTCAGTATAGGCTAATAAATCTTCCCCGTTAGGCTGTCTTTGATATGGCAACCAAGTAAACTTATCGTCTCTTTCCCATCCCATTTCATGAAGCCTATAGACATCTTTCTTTTGATCGGGAAGCATGGAAGCTACTTGTTCAACACCAAGATATTTTCTTCTAATAATATTGGAACAATCAGAAAAATCTAATTGAGTTAGGTAAGGATCACAGATAAACCCCGAATATGGCTCTCTAGACATCTTCACGTCTCCATTGATCGGATCACTTCGATAGTCCATCCAAAGGGAAGCTAGATTCCAGCCCGTCTTACAAGCCCCACCAAAACACTTAGAGATAGTCCTATATCCATCGCTCTGGTTCATCGAGTGCATAAGAAGCTTAGTTCTTAGGTCTGCTGTTACTTGGTCTTTATTCTCCACAGGGACAACAACTGAGGATAAGCGGTTTTTAGCCTGATATCCGGTTATCATGTCAATATTTCTCTTCACTTTGTTGAAAACAAACGTGGATCTTCCTTCCTCATAAAGCTTTTGTTTTTCTTTAGCGTTCCATTGATCGCCCAGATAATATCGTAAATCTGTTTCTGCTTCGGGATAGAAGGGACTCCAAGCGTAATAATCTTCTTCATAGTGATTATTAAGCTCAGTTATTCTGCTTAGATCTGATACCATTGATTATTTCTTTTTAAATTTATTTAGAGTTTTAGCAAGAGTTGCTTCTTTACCGATTGTTCCGCCTTTTTTGGCGGCAATATTAAGCTTTTTAGTAGGGATTTTCTTTCCTTCGGGGACACCTAGTTCACGATGCAACTTACCTTTATTCTTAGGGTTGATTGCACTCTGTATCCAGTTTTTGGCCATGTTGGAATCCTTGACTGTATTTAATTTTTTATGATTTCTATAGATAAGAAGCTTCAACAGTGCTAAAGTCGAAACTGTATTTAATAACGCCAGACGGGGGAATCGAACCCCCGCACCTAAATAGATTATTTAAAACTTAAGTGTTATCTCGTTTTAAGAGATACCTTATATGTTTCGGGATACCTTCCCGTGCCTAGCAATGATTGTATTTTTTGATTAATAACGGTAAGAATATTTATCTTCAATCAGTTGAGCTTCTTCTTCGCTCATATGACCTTTTCGAATCTTAGATTGATTTATCGCTAAGTAGCGGTATGCGTCTGCTGTGTGGGAAGCCCAGTTATGCAGCGGGAGTTCACTATATACGTTTAATTTTTCATTATAACGTTTTTGGTAATTTTCCGCAGCTTTAATAAAATAATTACACTTATCTTTATCTACCCATAATCTAGAAAATAAACCTCTAGCTAATTCAATTCCCTCCATTAAAGGTATATTAGGAGTAATTTGAAACGATACTCCAAGATCTTTAGCTATTTGTAGTCTAGTTTGAGCACCCGAACCCAGCTCTCTTACCTGTATATCATGAGGGGCAAAGTGTGAATCATATATCCATTCATTATCTTTAGCTTTCTGGTCGATAATCTTAGCATAATGAGCTAATCCCTCTCCCTGATTGACATACATATCGATAATATGAACTTCTTGTCCAACATTCTGAGCGAACAGGATCACGGTTTCATCTGATACGCCAATATCCCAAAAGGTCGAAACAGGGGCATACTCATCATAAGGAACACTAGTAATTCGTCCCTCATCCCACATTTTTTGTATATATCGACTGTAGTAAGACCCTTGAATTCCCAATGTAAAGGAACAATAAAACTCTTGTTGGATAAAATCTTCACTCATACCATCTTCACGCTCACTTTGAATAGCAGATTCGGGTATAATGTTTGTATCTTTAACCGTTAGAAGCTCACAAAACCATTCTGGATTCTGTTTAGCCATATCGAATAGTTCTTTAGCATGATTCGAGCCTCTAGGTGTAAAGTTAAAAACCGCCCACCCTCCATTCTCAGTTAGGATAGGCCTAATCAAACTCCAAGCGGTAGGATCTTGTAGGGAATACTCAGAGAATACGCAACCTATAGGGTTTGTTCCTACGATGCTGTCAATGTTGTTAGTGCCTACTACTTGGATTATAGAGCCGTTTTTAAGCCTTATCTTCATCTCTGTTGAGTTTTTCTTGCCATCGATTAAACAGGCTGGTAAATGGTCTAAGAAACGCATTCCCTGCTTGTCTATACCGTCCCATAGAATCTTTCTACCTTGGGCAAAATGGGGGAAAAAGTAGTAGTAAATACCAACTTTCTGTAAAGCTTGAGATATAAGATAGTTCCAACATGTTTTTTCCTTTCCTGCACGCCTGTGCCATACTAGCACGGCACGCTTTTTAGTACTCATTGCATTAAAAAAAGGGATTTGGTATTCTCTTAGTTTGAATTGGTGGGGTATTTCTATATCCAAATGTTATCCTTTTAATGGGCGTTTATGGAAGAAAGAGAAACAGGCTTACTAGAAACATTTTTAGAAAGATTTAATGGTATTAATGAGTGCTTAACCAGTTTGGACAGAAGTTTATATGAAATATATAAAGTTTTAGATGATATAAAAGAGATGCTACATAATAGACTTGATTAAGTCCATTCATGAAATAATAATAGGGTTTAAATGTCGAATGAAATAAATAAAATAACAATACTTGGAAAAGAGATAAAATGGAAAATATGAAGAAAGAAGAAAATGAAATGAACGACGGTGAAGAGTGTGGTAAATTAATTCTCTTAGATGATCACTTTGAAATTAGCGATGCTGTTATAGACCAATCATGTCTATTGATTAAAGACTCCATTCAGCAATCAATGTCAGATTAATAGGATCATTCTTCACTTGAGAAATCTATTTTTTTATAATATTCATAATCTTCATCACGAGGGGGTTTTATACCTTCTTTAACGCAATTGGACATCATTTCCTCTGCTTCATCTCTTAATACATACTTTCTGTGAATATGAGGGGTTTCTATATTACAATCTTTAAAATCACACATTGTTATATACTCGTAATTTATATGATCTAAAGTTAAAACTATCGTAACCGTTGGAAATGGACCGTAATTCTCAAGTATAATGATTAGCAAGTTTTAGACTTTAGTTTTGTGTAGAAAAACACTCTATTATCATCCAGGTACTTCGAATAAACGTTCACATACCCCTTAGCCTCAAGCTCAAGAATCTGTAGTTTATGAGTAATATCTCTTTCGTAAATTTCTACGAAATCATACCCATCTTTAGTTAAATTATACCTTTGCTCAAGCAAATCGCATTTAAGTTCTAATTCTCTTTTAAC